CGTCGGTGCGGCGATTGAACGAGGCGAGCATTGAATCGGCCGTTCGCTCGGCCTGCTCGGCGTTCTTCTCGAGGATCGCCGCGTTATTCGCGACGGCGAGCTTATGCATGTCGTGCAGCACGTCGGCGACGGCCGCCTTCCACCGTTCGGCGTTTTTCGCGATCTTCTCGGCGTCCTTGTTTATGACGGCCAGCGCCGCCGGCGCGCGCTCGACCGGCGCCTTAAAGGCGTCCGGCAGCGTCGGGCCGAGCCGCGCCCTCATTTCCTTCGGTAACTCTGGCCCGAGCCGCTTCGGCGTGCCGTCGGGATTCGTCATCGCCGCCCGGCTCCTGATGTCGTCGGCTTCCTTGTCGATCCGTGCTCGAATGTTGCCGAAGAACCCCGACACCGACGCCCAGGCGCCGGCGAGCACGCCGCCGATCAGGCGGATCCCGGCCATAAAGTTGTCCCAAGCGATCGACAGTCCCGGGATCTGCGCGACCCATCCGATCAGCGCCTTGATCGGTGCGATCGCGAAGTCGAAGATCCCGCGGCCCCACGTCTGCACGGCATCCTTCGACGAGCCGAGCCATTGCCAGAACGACTGAAGCGCCCCGACGACCGTGTCGGCGAGCACGTCGGCCCAATGTCCGAAGATCGTCGCGAGATCCGACGCGAGGTCGATCACCGGCGCCAGGATCGACTTGATCCCCTCCCATCCCCCCACGACTTTCCATAGGATCGTCGCGAGCGTGACCGCGCCGGCCGCGATCAGCCCCCACGGCCCGGCGAGCGCGGCGAGCGCCGTCCGGAGCATGCCCAGGATCCCCGTCAGGCTGGTAAATGGTGCGAGCAGCGTCCCGACGCCGCTGAACAGGGTTTTTGTCATCGTCAGCAGCCCGGAGAACCCGCCGACGCCTGTGAGCGCCGCGACGCCCATAGCGAGCTGCCCGAGCAGGAGCATGACCGGCCCGATCGCCGCGGCGAGGCCAAAGAACCCGACGATCACGAGCTGAATCGGCCCAGGCAGCGCCGCGAACACTCGAGCGATCCCGTCGATCACCGGGAGCAGAAAGTTCATCACCGACATGAGCGTCTGAATCGCCGGGAGTAGCGCCGTCCCGACGGTGATCGCGATATCCTTGAACCGGTTCCACAGCACCGTAAGCTGCGACGCCGTCGTCGCGAACCGTTTCTCGGCCTCCGCGCTCAGCGCCGTGTTCTGCGTCCACGCGGTATTCGCCGTCGTGATCTGCTGCCCGACCATCTGCGCCGAGCCGGCGAGGCGTCGTAAGAGATCCGACTGTCGTAACTCGACGAACCCGAGCGCCGTCAGCGTCGCATTCAGATCGCCGCCGCTCGTCTTGATCTTGCCCAGGCCTTCGACGAACTTGACCGTCGCAGCGGCCGCATCATCCCGGAACAGCTTCGCGAACGCCGGCGCCGTCATGCCGGCCACCTGCGCGAAATTCTGCAGATCCTTTCCTCCGGCACTGACGGCCTTCGCCATTTCGATTACGACGCGCGAGAACGCCGAGCCTCCGGCCTCGGCCTCCATGCCGACATTGGCGATCGCCGACGAGAACCCGAGCACCTGCGCCTGCGTCATGTTCACGGTATTTCCGGCCGAGGCGATCCGCGTCGCGAGCGCGAGGATCTCGGCTTCCGTCGAGGCCCCCTTATTCCCGAGGTCGACGAGCGTCGAGGCGAAGTTCTCCGTGCTCTTGCCTGACGCGCCAAAGATGTTTTGGATCTTCGCGATCGAGTCGGCGGCCTGATCCGCCGTGACGTTCGTAGTCACGCCGAGTTCGGCCATCACCTTCGCGAACCCGACGATCTCGTCCTTCGGAATCCCGAGCGCGCCGGCGGCCTCGCCGAGCCGATTCAAGTCGTTCACGTTCACCGGGATCGTTTTCGCGAGATCCCGGAACTGCTGCGCCATCACGGCGAACTCGGCCTCGCTCGCGTCGACGGTCTTACGGACGCCGGCGAAACTCGACTCGAAATCGATCGCCGCCTTCGCCGCGCCGCCGAACGCCGCCACGATCGGCAGCGTTACCGACGCGGTGAGCTGCGAGCCGATCGACGTGATCTGCCCGCCGATCTTCCGCATCCGGCCTTCGAACTTCGACGCGGATTCGGCAGACTCCCGCATCCCGGCGTGAAATTGCGCCGTGTCGAGCGTCAGCAGCGCCCGGAGGATCCCGACGGTGATATTAGGTCCGGCCACTCTGTTTGACCTTTTTCACAGGCACCTTTGATCGGAGCATCGCGACGACGGTTTTCATGTCCTGCACCGTCTGCGGCTTTTTCTTCTCACCTGCCGCCGATTCCGGGATCAAGAGCTTCTCGAGCTTCGGCAGCTTGACCTTAAACCCCTTCCCGCTCTTCGTTTTCTTCGTCAGCACGTCGATCTGCTTGATCCGCCAGGCGAGATGGATCGCGTGATTCATCTCGTCGAGCTTTCGAAGGGATGCGGCCTTGATCTCCCGCATCACTTCGATCGGTGATAGATCCCAGAACTGATCGCCCCCGCTCAGGCCGGCGCGTCGAGCGTTGATATAGACCCGCCCGATGTCATCGTCTGAGCCGTCGGAGGGTTTGAGGCCGGCTTGCCCTCCGCGTCCCTCGGCACGTTCGCCTCGATCAGCGCCTTATAGACGCCGAAGAACCGATCCGGCCCGCCGGCGTCGTCAATGATGTCGCCGGCCTGCTCCGGCGTTTTCACGTCGCCGCTGTGATGCTTTTGCAGGAGCATAAAGGCGATCTCGCGCATCGCCTCAAAGTCGAGTCGCTCGACCTCCGAAAAGATCTGCGCCATCGACTTTTTGTGCTTCCGCTGCAGCGCGACGGCGGCGTTCATACTCAGCTTGAGTACGTAACTGCGCTCGACCTCGCCGTCGCCGTTTTTGATCTCGAGGTCGACTTCGCCTCGTTCCGCGTTCGCTCTGTTCGTTCGTTCCATGCGTCGCCACTCCTACTCGTCGCCACTTACAAAGGCGGATCGACGAGCCGCTCCACTGCCAGGCGTTGCAGAGTCACGGCCCGTCGTCCACCGTCTGCCGCTGGCGACTACGGCAGATCCTCGTCGTACGCTTCCGTGGGCTGGATACTCAGCGTCCCGCCGATCAGGTCGTCGACGCCGATCTCGCCCGGCTGAAACTGCGACACGTAGCCCCGGAACGGCCATTCGGTCTGCGGCGACACGTTATCGTTCAAAACGATCTTGAAATTGTGATTCTGTCGCCCGCGCCACTTCGCGATCACGCCGCCGTTCTGGAAGGCGCCGCTCCCGCCTCCGGTGTTCGACTGCGACTGCTCGTTCGGCAGCCAGATAAACTCGCATTCGAAGGCGCCCGAGTCGCGCATCCCGGCCATATGCTCTTTGTGCGCGTCCGGGCTGCGTAGGTGCGTCCGATCGATGTCCTCCGTCGACATCTCGCCCGGCGTGATCGATCGGATCGTGGCGATAGCTTCGAAGGCCTCCGGGTTCTCGCCGTCGCCCATTAGGAGCTGTGCGCCGTATCCGTGGATCGCGTCCTCGGCGGCGTAAAAAGAATCGGTGCGATCTGCCATTTCTGCTCACTCCTTCGGTTAAAGATGCTTCCAGTCGACGACGTAGTCCTGCTGTACGCGTACCTCGCGCCGTTCCTCGGCGGCGTAGTCCGTGAGACGTAGCTTCCTCGTGACGGCGCAGACGAGGATCTCGGGAGGGCTGCCCCCTGATGTGCCCGTCCAACCTGACAGCCCGCTTCCGGCGTCGTCGCCGTGAATTGCGAGCGCGATCTCCGTCGCCGCGGCGTACGGGTCGCCGCCCGTGTCCTCCGCGGCGTAGACGTCGACCTGAATCCGCGACTGATAGACCCCGCTCCCCCCTCGCAAGTGCTGCCCCATGCCCTCATCGACGAGCTGTACGCGCACGGCCGGCAGCGTCTCGCCCTGGCGCAACTTCAGCATGTACACCCGCTGCGACACGAGCGCCGTCACCGCCGAGATCGCGAGGATCCGCTCGAGGATCGCCTGCTCCGGCGTCACAGCGTCGAACCCCCGGGCCCGCCCGTGATCCCCTCACCCGTCGTCGTGCTCGAGCGGCTGATCCCCTTCGCCGCGAGTTCCCGCCAGATCGCCGACGCGAGGATCTGCAGCGAGATCTGCACGTTTCGATCGAGCGCCGGCCGGACGAACGGCTGCGCCGCGTGGTGTTTCGTCCCGAGTTCCTGAAACGACCCGTAAAACCCTTTGCGCGTCGGCCCGATCGCGACCGCGGCCTCGTTCCGGTCCTGGCCTCGAGACGTCGAGATCACCATCGCATCACGGAGATCGGGCTTGCCCGGCTCGTGCGGCGCCAGCGCAGCCATCATTTTTCGCGTCGGCTCCGCGGCCTCGTGTAAGGCCTCAATCACAATGCGCCGCGACAGACGGGAAGAGAGCCTCGACAGATTCGCCGCCAGCTCCCGCCCCCCCGTGAACGTCAACATCCGGCTTGACCTCCGGCGCCCCGGTATCTCGAGCGCCTCCGTTGATAAACACTCTGAGCGTCGCCGTCCCGTTCGGCGCCGCGAACGTTTTCCCCTCGTCGACGATCCGGTGCAGGCCTTCCTCGAACACGAACGACACCGGCTGCCCGAGCGCCGCCTTCGCGAGCCCGGCCAGGATCTTTTTCAGCGTCTTTTCGTCGCACTGCTGCACCGTGATCATCCGAGCCTCGAGATCGTGATATAGCGGATCGTCTGCTTGAGCCCGATCATCGTGGCCGACACGATGTCGTACCGCCGGCTTTTGTAGCGGAACCGGCGCAGCTTCGGCACGTCGACCAGCTCGGGATCCATGTCGGCCCGATACGACCCGACCCAGGTCGTCCGGAGCGGCGCCGAGAGATGCCCGTCCTCGAACTTTTCCATGCCTTCCGAGTCCTGCTTTTTCGCGAAATACGGACGCTGCGCCGTCGTCAGATCCGACCAGACGTCGACCGGAAATCCCGTCGACCCGGTCGTCGCCGTCATCTGCTCGATCGTGATCGCGCGATCGCGTTCTTCCGTAACGTCGGGCTGCTGCTTCAGTGCCATCTCAGTACGCTTTGTAATCCGCCCACAGCGTGCGGCTCGAGATCGTCGCCGCCTGCACCGTGAACCCCTGGCCGACGATCGAGTCGGATCGATGGTTGTAGTACGACGCGGCCCGCATACAGATCCCCTCGAGCAGATCCTCGGGAATGTTCGTCTCTTCCGGGCTGGCGCCGACTTCCTCGACATAGCCCGCACGGTACGTCACCGTCACGGCGTCACGCTGCGATCGTGTCGACGGCCAGCTCGCGCCGGAGGCCAGCTCGATCACGCTGCGCCGGCATTTTGGGCCGACCTTCCTGACGACGTGATACTTCGACGGGTCGAGCGTCTGCTCGTCGCCGTTCTCGTCGACGTAGGTGATCCCGACGACCTCGACGAGCGGAGGCCGCTCGAGCACGATCTCGCACGCCGGGAACCGGCTGAGCACCTGCGCGAGCGTCCTCGGCACGAGCGCCCGCTGCGTGTACTGCTCGCACTGCTCGACCGCCGACCGGAGCGCCCGCAGGATCCGATCGTCCTCGGCGTTCTCGTTCGTGATCCGCAAGTGCTGATCGCGCAAGTACGCGAGCGTCACCGGTTCCGTTTCCGGAGGTTCGATCGTGTCGACGTACCACTCGACGCCGTCGTCCCATCTCATGCAGCCACCTTCGATCCGATCCGGTAGTGCTGCCGCACCCATGGCCAGTTCCGCGCGAGCGGCGACCACGGATCAATGCTTCCGTGAAAGACGGCGATCCGCGCGTTCGCCGGCAGCGTATGCGACTCGCGCAGATGGTTTCGAAAGCTGTAAATGCCGTCCCGGGTCGACCATTTCGCCTCGCCGGGCCCGAGGCAGTACGAGATCCAACCCTGATCGGACCCGAAGCAGCGCGCCGACAGCGACCGCCGCGGCGACGTCTGCGGGTCAAAGTCGTTCCACACCTGCGGACGCGCGCCGGCCGACATCAGCACGATCGAGCCGTTGTAATGGCTGCCGGGCTGCGGATTCGTGTCGCCCCACATCACGATCGGCTCGGGCCGATGAAACAGCGGCGACAGATCGCCCGTGATCACGAGGTCGAGGTCGAGCGACACGTACCGCTCGCCGAACCACTGCGCCGCCTCCGGATGAAACAGCCGCAGGCGCCGGTAGCAGCTCGGATGCTTCGCCCCGTGCGGCGACGGCAGGCCTGCGAAGTCGCCCCGGTCCTCGAGGATCTCGACGTCCGGGTCGATGCCCGTCGGGTCGTCCGTGACGCAGACGAACCGATGCGGGAACGGATAGTGCCGCGCGACCATGGACCGGAGCACGTTCACCGTCGACGGCGGGAACGTCGAGCGATAGCCTCGCCGCGGCAGCCAGCGCCAGCAGACGACGCTCAGCACGTCGGCACCTCGACCGGCGGGATCACTGTGAGCTGATGCACCCACGGGAACGACAGACGGAGCGGCCGCCATTTCGGCGACCGTTCGCGCTCCTGCCGGATCCGCTGCACGTTCTCGAGATCTTGCGGTTCCTTCCGGCCGTATGTCGTCGTCGAGGCGTCTGGAATGACCTCCCGCGGCACCCGGATCAGCGGACACTCGAGCATCTCGACGCTGTTCGCCGTGATCTCGACGCGGCTCCGGAACTCCCCATCGGTGCCGTAGTAGCCGGAGAACCGCTCATCGTACCCGCCGATCGCGTTGAACATCGGCTTAGTTAGGAGCCAGGTATTCGGATGCGGCTTGTACGGCGTCAGGTTCGGCGCGTCGACGCGCGAGAGCCGGTAGACGCGCATCGGATCGAGATGGCTCGTGAGGATCTGCCGGAGCGTATCGGCAGGCAGTAGATGATCGATGTCGGTAAGCAGGAGCCAGAGCGTCTCGGCCTGATCGACGCCGAGGTTCCGACAAAACAACCAATTCCACCGCACGTCGATCTCGCACCGATACAACCGGAACGAGGCGACGCCCGTCGGCTCGACCACCTGCCGCGCCGCGAACTTCGGCGAGCCGTCGTCGACGACGATCACGTGCACGTGCGACTTTAGGTCGTCCGGATACGAGCGCCAGACCCGTTGCTGTTCGACGAGCATTCCCTGATTCCGGTAGTACGGCAGGATCAGCGTGAGATCTCTCATGCGATCGCCGCCTCTCGCTTCCGGCGTGTCCCTTTGTAATGCGTCACGTATGGGCCGAGCGGCGACAGTGCGAAGGCGTCGACGCTCGAGTTCCACGCCGGCGCCAGATGCGACGTGAGATCGCGCGCGCGCGTCGAGGTCGCCGCGAGGCCGGCGCGCAGAACATGACAGTCCGTCCAGCCGAACTCCAACTGCCGGAACCAGTCGAACCGGTAACAGTCGACGCACCATCGGAGCAGCGGCAGCGCCTCGGGAATGCGGAAGAACACGGCGCCCGTCTCCGGATGCATCGTGCGGCCGCGGCCCAGGTATGCGACGTCGGCGCCCTCGAGCAGCGACGCCGGCAGATCCGCCGGCACCGGCGCCTCGACGACCGTGTCCGCGTCGAGCCAGGTCAGGATCCCGCGCTCGAGCCGCTCGGCCGCGGCGAGCCACACGAACGCCTTCACCGCGAACCGCTGCGCGTCCCACACGTAATTCGTCGGGCTGGCCAGGATCGCGTCCGGCCGTACCCGTGGGAGCCGGCGGCGCGTCTCGAGGTAGCCCGGGATCTCGCCCGTCAGATCGACGCGCACACCGACCGGCATCGGCAGGATCTCGTCGAGGTAGACGTCGAGCGGACCAGGCCAGAACGACCGCACGCTCGCGACGCAGCGCCGGCCATAGAGATCCGCGCCGTCCCTCGAGAACGACGTCACGACGAGATCACGCGCAGGCCGCATAGGCCTCCCGCGGATCGGCGATCCATTCGAGCGTCTCGTTCAGCCCGCGAACGTCGTCGACGCTGCGCCGGTGCCCGGCATCGATCGCCGTCACGCCCTGCCCGCCCAGGATCAGATTCCACGGCCGAAAGTCGCCATGCGGGAGCGGCCGCTCGATCCAGGCCTTCACGACGCTGCCCTTGATCTGATTCACGCACGGATACGCGCCGCCGAGCTGCGCCCAATTCCACAGATTCAGGCCAGGCACCCACGGCCGCCGCACGCCGTCGTCGAACGCGATCGACTTCTCGTCGAGCGTCGACGTGATCACGTGTCGCCGCGGCGTGATCGCCCCTCGAGGCCGCACGCGCTCGCCGTAGGCATAGCAGGCCGTGAGCGTCGACTTCGGACGGTGCACGAGGAACATCGGCCGATCGACGCCCGGCGTCACGTGACTGCGCGCCGTGCCGATCCGCGTCACGTCGAGCGCCTCGAGCGCGTCGAGGATCGCCTGCGACCGGTCGTAGTTCGCGCTCCCGACGTCGCCGCGGCCTGGCGTTTCGATGATCACCCGCT